ACCTAGTTGCCGTTCAACAACAGTGCTGAACCATCGTCGTGGGCGACCACCATCAAGGTTTCACGGTCCAATGTGAACACACCAGAGAATCTGACGAGCACGCCGTCATAGTCACATTCTGCGACTAACCCGCCGCCGTACTCGAAATTGATATCCGGAACTGTGAACGATGCACACACATCGTCACGGTCGCCAACGGTGAATGCACCATCGGTGACACGCCATGCGGTCACTGTTATTGCGTCGCCTTCAGCGCGTGCACCTGGCGCAAATATCGCCAGCACCATGACGGCGGCGAATGTTGCGCGTGCTATTCGGCGCAGTACGCGTGTCACCGCACGTCAAGTGTGGGGAAGGCTGCAACGGCGTCGAGCACTGCCTGTGGCAGCTTGTCGCCGCATACATAGCGAATGTGCCATGCCTCAGCGTTTGCGCCGTCTTTCACTTCCCATGAAAATCCGAATTTGAGGGCGTTGCTGGTGGAGAATCCGTCGCCGAGTAGCCAGTCGAGGCGTTTGCCTGATGCGTTGGCCACATCGATTGCGAGGCCCCACCCATGATTTGAGGTGCCAGGGGTGCCTGCTGGTGCCATGCCTTTTTTGAGATACCAGGTGGCGCCCTGGTATGTGCGTGTCACTTGTGGTGTGCGACCTGTCGGTGTTCCGGTGTACCGTTCGCGAAACAGTTTGATCTGCTGATCGAACGGGCGGTATGCGCCGACGTGTTTGAGTTCGATTCCGTCGAAATATGCGGCGAGTTGTAACGCATTCCAGGCGGTAGCGGCGAGGCGGTGCAGCTGACCGTTCGGTGCTTTGATGTTTCGCAACACACTTGCGGGCAGTTCACCATTTTTGGCGCCTGCCAAATCGGTTGGCATGATGATCGGCAGAACGGTGTACGTGGTCATGGTTGTATTTCCTTTAGTAGTGGGTTAAAGGTCATGCCCATATCCAAACAACTAGTGCGATGGCGAGACCTGCGATGACGGCAAGCGTTTTCATATACCTATTGCTTTTGATTGGCGTTCGTCTGCGTCGGCTTCTTCCTCGGGCGTATAAGGCCGTTCGGTTTGGTTGCCTTCTGCGTCAATTTCAATGTGGGTGCGGTTCATTTTCAGTTCCTGTATCCGTAAAGTTTGTATGTGCAATTAGTAAAAGCATAAGCACTTGATAGAACTCTGATGCCGTTGTATGAAGTTGCGCTGGATTGCTGTCCAGCATACGAAATACCGCCGTACGCACCACCAAATCGAGCGTCTGCTGATTGACCGTTAAATGAAGTTGCCCGTGCCGTAAACGGGTTGTGGATCTCAAGCGTTGTCATTGCACCAGTAGCGGCGACCACTGCGCCTGACTCTAATTCGTTTGCAGGGTTGCCTCGAAAAGTGGCAATCGAGTTGAGGGCAAGGTCTACTTGTGTTCCGCCGTAGTAGTACCCAGTGCTGACAGGCGTTGAACCGCTTAGCAACCTAAATTGCACACTGCCACCAGTTGAAGCAGTTCTTATTTGGGTTAAAACGAGTTTGTATGAATCATAGTCAGCACTAAAAACGCTGGTCAGGTCAAACGATAAACCGCTAGTGACAGTACCGCTAGTGATTTTCCACATTCCGATTGCGGACATTTGTGCAGCGGTCAGGACTGCGCCTGAACTGAAATCTGGTGGTGTAGCCATAATGTTTTCTCCTTTACCAACCGAGACGGCTGGTGTCCAAAATACCTTGCGTAGTCGAATTAAGCGTAAAAAATTGGTAGTACGTTGCGGGACTAAAAAACACTTCAAAAGTAGTCAACGCAGGGGTTGCACTAATACTAATGCCTTCAATGGCAACCGATTCGGTTGTGTCTGAACCTGCACCTGGCACGCGATAAACCAAATCCCAAATCCGATTAAACTTGCCTTCACCGAACAAAGCGTTGAGAAATTCGTCTAACGCTGTTTGGTTTTGTATTAAATCTATGAAACCGATAGACCACGATTCTGATTCGGGGTCAGATTGACTGAACGCCAACCATTCAGCAAGGCCTAAAGCCTGCGTTGTGGTTGCGTCAACTGTCGTAATCGTTTCTTGTGCGTTGCCGTAAGCCGTCAACGATGCGCTGTTTGTTGCAGTCTGTTCTGCTAAACCTTGTGGCGCGATAGTGACGTTGTTAATAAAGTTTAGACCGGCTTTGTTGTGGTTTAGCGTTTGGTAGGCAATGGCTGAAGCGGTCGGGCTGTTGCGTGTAAAAGTAAAACCCGAAACAGAGTCAGTCATTTGGTTTCGAGCAATTAAACCAACATTGTCAAAAGTAAAATAGACGCCGCCTTTTTCTGTGCTGGTAATCAAATTAAAATAGTTTAAGACCGACCCTGAATAAGTAAAAGCGGCGGCATCAGATTCACCAATGCCGAAGTTTTCAACGTCGCCGATCTGATACGGGTTAGTGCGCCACAAATCCTCAAGTTGTGTAATTGTTGCTTTTTGCGCTAAAGAAACATTGTCCACAACATTGCGCCCGTTGCGGGCTAACACGTCAGCAAGGCTCACCGTAACCGTTGAAATACCTGTGTTGCCGGGGTAATCGTTGAACACAACATTTTGCACCCAAAAACTACATTCGTAGCCTGTGACTGGTTCAGACAAAATAAAGATGTCGTTGAAACCAAAATATTGGGCCACGTTCGTTTGATTGTCTAATGTGACAGTCAACATGCCGCCAGAGTAAGGGTCAAGGTAGTTTTGTCTGCCTTGCTGATAACTAAACGACAAAACAGAACTTGTGACATCCACAACCGTCGGTGTCTGTCGCTCTAAAACCCAACTAATTTTCGGCATTACATCGCTCGAGTGTTCACGGGAACTGGACCCGACTGACGCACATACTGCTGGAGTGCTCTGACGATGCTGTTCGGATCGCCACCGTTCACATTGACCGTAATCGTGTTACCACCCATCGCACCGTTAGGCGTGATGTTGCCAGACGACGACGGTGTAAACAACTCGGGACCGCGCTCACCCACAAGGTAGGAGCCACCTGGTGCGACCGGACCCCCGAGGGCTCTCGGACCACGGAAGCGCATTGCATTATTTGCAGGTGTGTAGCCACCCGCAGAAATACTGCCAATAAGGCTCAGAGCGCGATCTAATTGTTCAGTATCAACAAGGATTCGAATCTGGTTCTTTTGCGAATTAGTTAACGCTACGGTTCCGGCTAAAGCAAGAACCATCAGCTGCGCGTTAATTAGGCTTTCTTTATATTCATCAACTGCCTCTTGTGAACCACCAAAAGCTTCAACCGCTTTTTCTTTTAAACCAGCCAACTGTTCTTTGGCGTCGGTCATAGCACTATCAAGTTTTAGCGTGCCAATCAGAGACTGCCATTTAAGGTCAGTAATTGCTAACTGTTCGGCTTGATCCTCAATTTGGAGGTTCATCAAAGCCATTTCCTCGCGACCTTTCGCAAGCCTTGAACTGACATAACCGGCATAAGCGTCACCAAGAAGTTCTGCTGCTTCTGTTGCTGCTTTAGCGTCCTCTTCATTGTCGTTAAACAAACCAGAGATTTTGGTCAGAATCTGACCAGCAGGTCCTTTTCTAAGTTGATTTCCGAATCCTTCCCAACCGCTTGTCAATTCTTTTAAGTCGGCCGCGATGGTGACAAAAACTCCGCCAGCGTTAATAACAAAAGCGTTCCAAAGGTCGCCAAGAGCTTGAACGGTATCTCGGTACTCTTTAGCCTTTGCCAGTTCCTCATCTGAGATCACTTGCGCGTTTGACACAGAATCTAAAGAGGCTTTAAGATCGTCTGCGCCCATCTCAATGAGTTCGGCCATAGACTGCCAGCCTTTGCCAAGCAGCTGCGCCGCAACCCTTGCTTTTTCGGCTGGGTCTTTAATCTTTTTGAGGCGGTCAATCGTGTTTAAAAATGTTGCGTTGACGTCTAACGAACCGTCATTGAGATATTCAATATCTACGCCTAGGTTACGAACTTTGTCAGGGTCAGCACCGATCGTTTTGTTGAGGCGACCGATAGCACCCTCAACAGCGTCCACGGGGATACTGAGATCGCCTGCGACCTCTAAATATCGTGATGCGTCCTCAACGGCCAGACCTGTAGCATCTGCGAACTTGCCTGACGCTAACGCAAGGTCTTGAAACGCTGTTATTGCTTTTGTGGCAAAGGTTGCAATAGCCGCGCCACCTGCAATAGCAAGTGTTGCCGCGTTTGCTTTTACAGCATCAAAAGCGACTTTAGACCCAGCCTTAAACTTTCCTAGCCCACCTTCAGCGTTAGCAACGGCACCTTTAAAGTCAGCAAAGGCTTTCTTGGCGTCTCGAATCCCTTTGTCCTGTAGGTCAGTAATGATTGGGATACGGATAGCCATTACAGGACCAACGCTTTCGTTAACTCGTTAATCTGAGCCATAACCTGATCCACAGAAACTTTCATTTCTGCTTCAACTTTACCGGCATTGTTTTCATACGCCCGCCACATCACTCGAGGCTTGTTGCCCCAACCGTTTAAAGCATCGGCAAGACGATTCGGATTAGTGCCAGCAAATTCCACAATGGAAGCGGCTGCGTCTTTGTTAACAATCGTCAGAACAGCATCGTTTTTCTTTGACAAAGAAGTCTTGACAGAGATACCTCGCACAGCTGCGCTCTGAGAATACGGGAACAACCCTCTGCCACCAGGAGCCCAAGTGCGACTAATACCAGACGGCCAAGCGCCATTTTTTTTAGTTGGGTCGCCATACGGATACAAGTTCTTTGCTTCATCAATAACAGGTTTAAGAATCTTTTTAGCGTCCTTAAAGAACTGCTTTTGAACCTCGGGTTTTACTTTCTTAAGGGCTTTTAAGGTGGACTCAAGCCCCTGAATTTGCATTGACATAGTTCACCTCTCCTTAAGAATCTTGGCGACTGTCGAGAGGTCGTCTGAGTCAAAGTCTATACCAGGTGGCCACCAGCCTGTTATGACTAAAAGTTGTGCTAAAGAGTGGCGGTGTGATCCGCTTTCGTAGGGTTTGTGGACGCAGTACTCACGATTTCAATCTCAACAAGTTTGTTAACAAACGAGTCAAATTCAACTGGGATTGACTGGCCGTGTTCGGTCTGGACTTTGGCTGAATGCCATGCCATGAAAGCCATGTCCTCCATACCAAAATTGTCGGCAAGGTCAGACGTTTTCATTTTAAACTTGCGTTCCCATGCGACAAGCGTTGCAAGCGTTGTCGTGATGGTGGCAGGTCCGAAGCCGATGTCGAATCGGATCGTTAACTTCATGTCGGGCTCATTTCTGTTGAGGTTTTAGATCAGGATTCCGACCAGGCGAACGTGCCGCCCATGAAAGTTACGGAGCAGGTCGTGAGGGCCCCGAGCGTATAGACGGGAGCCAAGGTCGGCAAGTAACTTCCGGTCAAAGTTCCTAGCGGGTTCGTTGCGCTAACAGCAGCTGACGATCCCTTGATGGTGATGGTCGTGATGACAGTGCCAACAAGCGACTTAAGAGTTGCGTAAGTTTCCGAAGCTGCAGTTGACCAGTACAGGTCAAGAGTCAAAGAGTTGTTTTGCAAACCAGCAACATAGGCAACGGCAGTCGAGCCAAAGGCATTTGCCTGCAATTCTTGAATTGTCTGAGTCAATGTTGCCGCAGTACATTGGTCCGAAATATCCACGGCACCTATAGAGATGACTGGGTTTGAGAGATATGTGGAAGTTGCCATGACGGATCAATCCTTTGTGTTCTTGGTCGCGTCGGGCTTCGTCGCTAATTTAGCACCCTTAGACGGGTGGGTGTCGGAACGCTGAATGAACCCTCCAGCGAGTAACCATTCAATGTCGTCAGACGGTGACGCGACAAACGCGGTGCCGATCTCGCCGACTCGAATTGAACTGATGATGTAACGATCCATTGGTTTATCCGTTCTGTGCTTGCATTGGAATGATGAGTTCGTATCCGGCGTACTCTGCTCCGCCGACCGTGACAACTTTTGGTGATGCTGACATGACCGCAATGTTTTTGAGGACTAGCAGTGACGTCAGGTTTAGCAGCTGGCGCAATGCGTCTAGGTTGCCTGGGCCGTTGCTAATGAGGGTGACTGGAAAAGTCATTGTGACGATGTTGTAGTTCCACGACTCGATGGATGGAGCATCCACAAAAGCGCAAGGTGGAGCGATATTGCGAGGATCGTTAACAACCCTAAGGTTCGGAATAGTTTGGAGAGTAGTGACCAGATCATCTAGGGCCTCATTTAGAAAGTCCGTGTAAGCCATTTTAGGCGACCTGTGGTCTATTGATGCCTAACAACTGTTTGACGATGCCTGAGAGCCCTACAACGGGCGCTGAAGCCATGTCAGTAAACGACGCGAACTGATCAACCGACCCACGCTGACGATAGAGAGCTGATCCGTACATCAAAGTTCCGAGGGTGACATCTCCGCCAGGTGAAGTTGACAGCGAATCAATGTACGACGATTCTTGACGACGCCTAAAGCAGAAGGCGTTAGCGGCAGCTGCACACTGAACCAAAAAGGCGGTTTCGTCACCAGCGGTCGTAATGCCGAGATAGGTGGCGATCTGTGGCCCTGTCACCCATGTGCAAAGTTGCTCAAAAGTAATCGTGCCGGTCTGTGCGTGTAGTTCGTCAGGCGTTTGTGTGTCCGCCCACATGACCGCGTTTTCAAGCGGGTACGAAGTGTCGTATTCGATAAGACCTTCGGTGTCAACATTGACTGGCAAATACTGAGGCATCGAATAAACGGATTTGACTCCGTTGTATGCGGCCCCAGCATTGGCGACGGTTATGGATGCACCGACGACGATTTCGTTTGGTGTCAGCGTTGTTACGGTGACATAGCCAGGAACGATTACCGCTGTCTGGATTGTGTAAGTCGCTGCCATAGCGACCTCCGATCAGGCCTGGGTGATCTTGCGGATCATGCTGGACACTGCGGCGAAGGTGCTGCAGTAAGCGTGAACCGAGAACAAACGGCTGAGGGTGGCAGGCTGCTCAACGCTCAAGATTCCGCGTACTGATTCGTAGTACTCGAATGCCTTGGAAGCGTTGGTGACAATCATGGTCTTGGCAGCGAAGTTGCTGTCAACGACGATCTCAAGTCCGAGGGGGTTGGAGCCGACCCATGTGGTTGCGTTTCCGCCGCCCATTGCGTTTTGTCCTGCGAGACCAGGTGCGCCGACATACGGGAATAGTGGTCGGTTGCTGGAGTCAACAACCTGTCCCAACTGGCCCCAAACGTCAGGGCTGACGAACAAGGTGTCTGGGAAAAAGTTGGTGCCGTTGCTGACGTCAACTGCGGCGTCGTATAGCGACTTCATCAAGTCAACTGCGGTGAGGTCCCATACGCCCGATGATGTTGCAGCGGTGAGAAGTGCGTCGGCTGCAATGTCGTCGGTCTTGAGCATGAGTTCGCCCATAAGGTCGGCCATGATCAATTCCATTGCGGCAGGTGAAGTGAAGTCAATGTCCTGCATTGACAACGAAACCTGACCGGCAACGGTGGTCTTGCTGATTGTATTCGAGGCGATCACCATGGTGGTTGCGGACACTGCATCAAACTCTGCGGATTGTGCGGCCGTTGATGTATGGGTCGTGATGGTGGGTCTCACGAAAGTCTTTTGCTGACCGTTGTCAGGATAAGCGCGAGCGCCAAGACGATTGATGACAGGCCTGACGAAATTGATATTTTGCACGAGCCCGCCCAACACGGGAACTGGCAAAAGACCTGGGGTGTTGGTCGTGGCGACATCGCCAGCAGCTGCTTCGTAGGTTGACTGATGTTCAGCCTTCCAATCGTTGACCGATGCGTTTACCTTGGAGAAAGTTTCTCCGCCCTGGTGGAAAGCGGCCATCCACTCGCCAGCCGAAGGAAGGCGCGGGGCCTTCTTTGCTGATGCGAAAATGGTGGGTGCGGTTGGCGCGGCTTCAGGTGCTGCGGCTTCGATGTGTTCCGACATTGTTGTCTCCTCGACTTGTGGTTCTTTTATTGAGATTTCGTCGGGGGTTGTGTCTGCTGAAGCGGCCACATCTGTGATAGTAGCACCGCTGAATGCTGGTATGGGGACAAGGCTCAGTTCGCGCCATACGGCTGAGGTGATGATGATGGTTCCGTCCTCAGCACGGGTTGAGGTAAGCACGTCCACGCCAACTGACACATTGTCTAGAACGCCTTCCTTGGCAAGTTGCAACGCTTCGTTTCCTGCAACAGTGTCAGCGATCTTGGCGCTGAACATCATGCCTTCGGGGGTTTCGGTGCGTGAAGTCACGAGTCCGACAGGCTGACTTGAATCGTGATACATGAACAGTTTTGGTGCTTTACCGTCAACTGGTAGCGAGCCTGGTGCAAACTGCACTGAGGTTCCATCGCTCACGGTTGCAGAAATTCCATAAGGTGCGGCCACTCCCGAAATTGTGCGGGTCGGTGCTTCACCAACTGCGGCTTCAACATCAACGGCAAAGCCTGCGGACAGGGTTAGTTTCATGAATTTGTCTCCTCAATAGTTTCTGTCGTGTCGGGAGTTTCGGTCATCATTTCGTCCTTCATCATTGACTCTAAATAAGAGTCAATATCAAATTTGACGAGGGTTCCGCGAGGTAAAACATTGTTCATGCTGAGTGTCTGCGAAACACAGTCAAGGTACTGACGTGCACCAAAAAGGTAAAGGTCCTCGCGGGCACCAGCCGAGGTCGTGTATTGGTAACTTCCGATGTCAAATCCAGCAAGGTAGAAAGGGATATTGCCGAGGCGACACATTTCTTTTCCGCTGAAGTCTGCGGACTCAATCATCAACATATTGTCCGGTAACGCTTTAGTTTCCTCGTATTTAAGAAACTCGTTAAGTGCTGCTGTTTGGTTGTTTACTCGAGCAGAGTTAAACGCTGTTGCAAGGTCGGCTAACTCTTGGGCCGACAAAGGTTCGCCACCAGTTTGCATTAAAACACCTGAAGGCAAAAGGCTTTCTGCATTGCGATAACGCGATGACTCAACACGAAGCGCCGTTTCTATAGCGGTCTGCGATTGGTACACGATGCCCTGCACAGGACTAATAAACTGCACAACATCGTTTGGGTCAAGCATTCCGCCTTGGAAATACACTTCTTTTGAGGGTGCGTACCATACGGGTCCAGCCTGGTCGGTCGTGTTGACAGAGCCTGCGGGCAATCTTGTAAACGACGCAGGAAAACCGTCAACCGTCCTAGAGGTAATAAACCAGAAAGCGCGACCGTAGTACAGGAGGTCATCTAGCGTCCAAGCCATGAGCGTGGCATAAGGAATCGTCGGATCGGGTTGGCGTAACCAGGTTCGCGGAGCAATGTAAACACAGTCCATTTCGCCTGTTGCATCGTTAAATTTTTCGTAATACATCTTGAGTTGTGTTGACGAAATAACTGATGCGAGAAGGTCACGCGCTCGACTCAACGTCGGGATGCTGTTGGCGCGGTTGCGCGCTTCGCCTTCGTAGTAGGCGTAGTACTGACCGATAAAGTTCACGCCCTGGTTGGATGTGTAGGTGCCGTACGATCCAGCAGCTGCGGCCTTATGGGAATCGTCAACGGGTGAGACTGCTGCTTTTGTGACTTGTCTTGAGAATATGCCCACAGTTGTTTCCGATCGTTAAAGGTGTGATGGGCAAGCCCGACACCTGCCCATCACATCATCACAATACTTCACCCGACCACCATGATGGGTTTAGCGCGATTCTGATATTTGCTGGAGAGAGCAATGCCCCACACTGCGCACTTAGCCAACTCGATGGGTCCTGGACTCGATTTGTGGCTGAGCGTGACCCCCATTCCCGTTTTTAGTAAGACCGCGCGGTTCATATGTTCCGACAAAGTAAGTTGCCCCAAATGCTTGACACGGCCTTCAAGAATCATCTTTTGCGCTAGACCCGTAAACTTAATTAATTCCGCCTGTCCAACCACGGTCATACGACGACGTAAATTTAACGGTGCATGGATTTCAAGAGTTGGCGTGATAGCCAAAGCGACAAGTTTGTCGGCCATGACTCGATCAATTTCAGCCCATAACGCAGTCTCGTTATCCACAATAAATTCAACCATGCACGTCACTAGACCATCAACCATTGACGATCTCACGCCGACATAACGGTTTGTGTCCATTGACATTTCCACGGCAAGGACACCGCCGTCCGGCATAGGGCCCTCAACTTTGCAGGACGCCCAGACGCCTTCGTCTAGCCAACTGCCTCGACTGCTAATAAACATATTGAGGTGGGCGCGCAGGAAACTGTCTTTCTTTGACACCGCCTGCAGCGCCTCAATCGTGATCGTTTTACCCAACGCAGGATTAGCGTAAACCCAGTTTTCTGGGTTACGCCAGTCCCGATCTCCAATAGACCACTCCGCAAAATAGAGCCGTGACGACTCCTGCTTCTCTATTTCGTTAATAGCCGTTTCTCGCATATGAATCATGGCCGTACTTGATTCATCTCCAGCCGTGGACCAGCAACTCAAAAGAGGAGACTTGCGAGCAATCTGAGAAGGACGCAGGGCCTCCGACAAACATTTCTCTGACACATTGAAAAGTTCGTCAACAACGATCAGGTCATACGATCCGCCATGCAAGTTTGGAGAAGCTGCACGAACCTCCCACATAGAGCCGTCCGGCATTGTCACCGACTTACGACCAAAAGTCCTCATCGCCTTAGCCCCAAACAAGTCCACCAGCAACGGAGCCAAACTATTAAAAATTGCTTCCGCTCGA